AGTCCTTGGCGCCTTGCGCATAGGCCGCACGAATCTGCTGCACCGTGTACAACCGGCGCCCGGTGGCAGTCTCGTATCCCGGTTCTGGCAGTGCTTGCCCAGGCCGGTACACGTCGCCCGTGTGCGGCTTCAGTCGGCTGTAGAACCAGTCGAAGGTCCATTTCTCTGGGTGCGTCATCGCATCCTCCAAGTTGATGCCTAACCCCTCGCTCAACCGCGACCCAGAGCGGCGGGGTCTACCGTGCGTCCCTCCAGCGCCTCAGCGCCGCTCAGGTCGCGTTAGCTCGAACGTTATGCGCCCTGCATCGCATCCCAAGCCTCCACAAAGCCCAGCAGCGACGAATACGCATTGCGTCTGGCTTTATGCTGCAAACTTGTCCATCATTCGCGCAGAACTTTCCTGCGATCTCCAGACCTCAATCGCGGCCTGGGCCTCGACCATTCGCCAGCGTAGCGCTTCCTCGCCGTGAACAGCCGCTTTCAGGCCGTCCAGCAGCGCCAGATACTGCGGATCAGCGTAGGCGTCTGCCTCTTGGAGCACCGCCGTTTTTGCTGCTGATCCCTTCATCAGAATGGCCTTCAGGCTCTTGCGGTACTCCTCCAGATAGACGCGCTCGGCCTTGGCCTTGGCGAGCCTGGGCGCGGTGTCGTGGATGAGCTTAAGATACGACTCTGGGTCAATGCGGCGGGTCACGCTTGCACCCCAATCGTGGCAAGCCGGCGCCGTGCATGCTCGATGTTTTGCCGCCTCCAGCCTTGGCAGAATGGGCGCTCCAATCGTTCGCCGTCTTGCCACCGGTCGCCGCAGCCAACGCATGTCCAAGTCGTGCCGTACCAGTCAGCATGCGCGCCAAGCATCCGCCTTGGACGCTCGCATGTCGGGCAGGCATTGACGGCCGCGACGTATTCGACGGCTGGCGCGTGGATGTGGCTCACAGCAGCCGGCTCAATGTGATGTTGAGGGCGCCGAGTTCGTCCAGCTTGCGCACTGTCCACGCACGACGCTGCCCGTGCCAACCCATGATTAGGCCCTGGTGGCAGTCATAGCACAGCGCTACCGCGGTGTAGTGCTCGCCCTGGCGGATGTGGTGCGCAGACGATGGGCCTGGGGTGTCGCAAACGGAGCACGGCAACGCCTTGACCCGGGCAAGGTGCGCCCGTTCGGCTTTGGTGAGGTTCTTGCTGTTCACTGCTTCGCCTGCTGCACGACCTTGATCGCAGACCGGGCCTTGGACGGCAGCAGACCCCACATTGCCGCGACCATGCCCGGGTCCAGTTGCTCGGCATCGCGCACGCTGGAGATCAGTTCCGCAGCGCTGGCCGGGCCTGACTGGTCGAACGTGTTGCCAACGTCGCGTGCCCAGTCGTGAACGAATCCGCGCTGCTCAGGGTTCAAGGCCGCCAGCGCTTCCGCGGGTGCGCTGATCCTGCCTTTGCCTTGATTCGCCTCCGGCTCGGGCGCTGTCTTTCGGGCTTGCCACTCTTGCCCGGCCCACTCGACATACTTCGAGTCATCCCACATGCCCGAGAAAATGTCGCCGCAGAAGCCCAGGCACGACAGCGCCTTGACCAGCGCATCCGTAACCGACTTCTTGGCCGCATCTTCATCGACGATCATCTTCGAGCCGTCCGCCTTGCGATAGGCAGCCATCGTCCCGCCGACGTGATCGAACGCCTCGGAGCGCTTGCCCTGCCAGACGTACCAAACCGACACCGTAGCCGTGTGCAGGGTGTCCGTCTCGCTGACACGCTCGAAGCGCTCAGACTTGACGGAGAAGCCCCAGCCGATGCCGATGGGTCCGAAGACCTCGGTAGCCCGCTGGATGATCCAATAGGGCTTCGGGCTGTGCCCTCGGTACGTCTTGCCGGTGATCGGCTTGACATGGGCCGGGTCTGTCGTGGAAACGGAGTTCCACAGTGCAAGGTTCTCGGCGCTCATGGCTCAGAAATCCACCAGCTTCGCCGCCGCGACGCGGGCCTTGTTGAACGCACGGCGGGCGCACAGTCCCTGCGCACGAAAGATGCCGTACAGAAATGCGGCGTAGCGCTTGCGGGTCACGATCAACCCCCCAGCGACGCGAGCAGGTCGCGCAGCCAGACGTAGAACGGCGTGGCGATGATGACGAATGCGGCGATTTGGGTCATGGTTTCCTCTTTCGGTTGATCATGTTTTCCGATGTCAAGCGGTCAGACCTTGCGATTCCACCACTGCGACACCGCCATTGCCAACCTCGTCAGCAGCGGCAGCGGCTTGCACGGCGTCACCACGGGGCCGACAGAGCGTGATGCGCGCAGCCAGCTTGCCTCGTCGTGCGCCAGGCTCGGAATCATGCTCACGCCTGCGCGGTAGCGTGCCGGTGCGCTGAAGTGGGCCGCGAGCCGTGCGTCAAGTTCTTCGTCGCTCAGTTCGCGGATGGGGGTGTCGATGCGGTTCATGGCTTGCTCCAGTTTCTCTAAAGCGGCGTCTCGTGCTTGTTGACTCGCCATCACGTCACGCAATTTGCGGTTGCCACAGCGCGTCCATCCAAGATCAGAACTGAACGGCTCCGTGTAGGTGTCAAAGCGGTTCATGGCGCTTCCTTGCTGACCAATTCGGGCGCCTCCGACAACGAGCCGCCAGCGGCCTGCACTGCGCGCTCATCCAGCGTCACCGTGACCGGGCCGTTGCGCATGTCGCCGGTCATCGTTCCGTGCAGCGCTTGCTTTTCAGCCAGATTCAGGTTGCGCCACTTTGCAATGGACCAGAGGCCAAACCTGATCCCGCGCGGCCTGCCTCGCTCGCTAGATCCAACGGCCAAGCCGCGCGCCTCGCACCAGTCCTCAGCAGCAGACATCGCGGCAAAGGTGCCTTTGTTGCTGAACACAATCTTCATGGTTGCTCCAGTGCGTCCAGCGCTTTGCAGGCAGTGATGTAGACGAACGTCGCGTTGCTGGCCTTGGCCTTGATCTCGCGCAGGGCTGCCAGCAGGTCAGGCGCAGCCGCGATCAACGCCGCATCAGCTTCGTTGCTGTTCAGTTCGTACACGACAACAATGCGCTCGCCTTCGTGACTTGTCCCGTACACAATTTCTTCGTCGGCCTTGACTACCCAAGGCCCGGGTGTGTGTTGCATCATGGCGTCTCCAATGCGGCCAGCGCTTGGCGGGCCTTGTCCATCAGGTCATCGCTTGGCGATCCGTCGAAGCCCATCGTTTTCTGCTGCTTCACGATGTCGCGCAGAGCCTCGATGCACGCATCCGCCTTCAGCGCCAGCTCGGCCGCAGCGTGGCGGGCGTCGTAGTGGCCGATTTCGTAAAGCCTGATTTCGTTGCCGTTCCACCAGTCAGCATGCGCGGCCGGCAACTTCCTGATCTGCTCGGACAAGTTCATGCCACGCTCCAAACGATGACAGCCATCGCAACCATCGCCACAAGGGCGACAACCACAGCGAACAGGTTCCACGGGCTCATTGGCTTAGGCGGCGCCTTTCGGTAGGCACAGGCGTAGTCCACGAAGGCGCGGCGCTCTGCGGGCGTCATGCCGGGGTGTTGGGTGTGCGGGCTCATGCGTCGTCCTTTGCAAAGATGGCCGCAATCTCGGCCGGGTCGGTGATGTGCTTAAGCGTGCCGTCAGGCATCACAAAGCCTGCGCATTGAACCTTCAGGCCCGGAGTTGTCGTGTTCGATGACAGCGCGGCAGGCGGCCGAAACGGCAAGTTTCCTCGCGCTTCCAACGCCTTCAGCCGCGCATCGTATTCGGCAAGGTCGCGTTCACGCTGCTCGAATGCGTCGGCAAGGTCGCACAGTGCGCGATACAGGGCACTCGGGTGCTGGCTCATACCTGCTCCGTGATGTCGATCAACCACTCGCGCAACTTCTCGCGCGTCGGGTCGTAGCGGTCGAGCAGCGCCTGCTGCGTCGGGTAGTCGTCGGCTTCGCCCAGCGCTTCCCAGTCGGCATCACCGATTGCGCCGGCATCGCGCAGCATCTGGCCAATGTCACCTTTGAGCATCGCCTCGTCGATCAGCAGATTGGCGTCGGCGGTTTGCTGCTCTTCGTCGGGCGGATCGGTGCGCGGGTCCATCGGGTGACCGGTGCATTTGCCCCACGTTTCCGGGTCGCCTGGTCCGTACTGGGTATACATTGCGCGTCCTCTCGTTGTCGATGCGTAACTGTAGGCGCGCATCCCTGCCTGGTCTATTTGATTTTGTCTATCGGTGCGGCTTGATCGGTAGGCATCGCAGCAGCAGCGCGGACAATGGCTCGGCGGGTGGCGGCGTTTGGGTCGCTACTCAAAGCGCTAGAAGTCCGCCAGTCCGGCCCGGCATCGCGGGCAACGCAAAAGCTCACTTCGGGATTGTGGGGAGGCGTCTCGGCGAGCATGAGACTAATCCGCAGCTTCACCGCCAGCCGCAGCGCGTCGCCGTCGTCTTCAAGCGGGTTCCAGTAGTACGGGGCTTCATCGGGTCCGTCACACAGCGCATACGGAATGTCTGTGCAATCAATCTCGTCATCGCCGAGTTTGTACTTTTCGCCCCAAGTAAGGCGCAGCCCCGCCGCATTCGCAGCCTTCTCCAGCAGTTCTCGGTCGGTCATATCTTGTCCTTGATCTCTTCCCATTCAGCGGCAGGCACGCAAAAGGCAGGCACAGACACCCCGTTGTCGAAATATTTATCTACCTTCAGTGTCGCCGTCTTGATCTTTTGAGCCGACAACACTTGGCCCGCCTCCGACTGTCTAGCCCAATGCTCGCGCAATTCAAAGCTAGCCCATTGCTTGCGCAATTCAAAGACGACATACGGGGGTAGCCGCCAAGGAACGGTTGACACGTTGATGTGCCCGAGTAACCGACCATCTTCTGCGGCGCGGACATCTACGGCGTAGCGTTCGCGGCTCATGACACGTCACCCAGCGCCGCAGCAATGGCCGCTTCGATGTCTTCAAGAGCCCCCGCAGAAACGTCGCCCACAACGCGCGTGCCGCAGTTCTGGCAAAACCGCGCGTCGGCGCGCATCTGGTAGCCGCACTGATTGCATGTCTTGTCAAGCTCGCTAATGTTCCAGGTATCAACCTGCCAGCCGCGCCGCTTGAGTTCTTCGGCCGCTCTCTTTGCTCGTTCGGTCATGACACGTTCATCCTCTGTTGCAAAGCCTTGATCCGGTCCAGCACTTCCGGCGCGACCTTCTCACGCGGCGCAGGCAACGCCAGCGCTCCATCGCTTGCCGGTATCGCTTGGCACAGCCGCAGGAACCCGTGCGCTGTCGGCGGGAACTCCGGCAGCGAGTTGTCGAGAACGTGGCCGATGGCTCGCGGGTTGCGTTCAGCAATCAGGCCAAGAACGCGCATCCAATCCGCCTTCACGGCCTCGATTTCCAGCCCTTCCCACTGCCGCAGCCACGCGGCACCGTAGCGCACGGCCAGCCGCGAGAACAGGCGATCAACCCAGCGCTCGGACATTGGTCGGCTCCATGTCGATGAAGTCTGCGGCCGGAGCCGACTGCCCCGGGGCTTTTGCGCTTACCAGTCCGCCCGTCATCTCGTGCATGCGGAGACGGGCTGCACGCTGCCTGGGCGTCTCTGTTTCTGGCAATGCACCCTTCGCCATCTTCCCGACCGACTCGGCCGCGTCCTTGCGCCGGTTGATCGCCGCCTTCAGGATGTACGCGAATGGGTCGCCCTTGCTCAGGGCAGACGGCACCAGCGGCAGAAGCTCCTCAATCGTCCCTCCGACAGACAACAACGCGTGCAGGTCAGCATTCGACGGGTTGACCCGCATGACACCCGCAGCCTTCAAAGCAGCGCACACGACACCGGGCGCAAGCGATCCAAGCTCAGGAAGAGGCACGACTTCGGCGCGACGGTCTTCGGGGTCGGGCGCGCGCTTTGCGTGTGCATCTGCCTTTGCTTCTGCATCTGCCTTTGCTTCTGCTATAGGTTGATTCGGTTGAGTCTGTTGAGTGTCTTGAGTCTTCTTACGCTTGTGCCAGTAGTCGCGGTGGTATTCGCGGCGGTCTTCTTCTCGCTTCAGGGCCCTGTAGTGCTTGTAGTTCACGACCAGCCAGCCCCAGGAACGACCCTCGCGCAGCGGGATGATCCTGCGCCCGCCTTGGTCTGGCGTGCGGCTTTCAGGGTCAGGCTTCAGCAGTTCGGCAATGCCGAGTTCGATGATCTCCAGCGGGATCGTCGTGCGGCGCGAAATCGCAATCGCCGTCATGTCTACCGCGCCGTCTTGATCGGCCAAGACCAGAAGCTGCTGAAACGTGACCAGTGCTTGCCACGGGCCCTTCGTCACAAGGGTCCCGTCATAGATTTGTGCGAACACCTTAGCGTACATGAGTCGTGTTGTGGGTGTTGAGACTCAACATTCTAAGCCCCAACGTTCAGTGATGCGAGCGGTTCTGAGGCAGATCCCAGCAACCAAAGAACCTCCGGCCCTCGCTGCGCCAACGCAGACCGCACAACGTGCTCTGCGATCAGTTGCCGGTCCTCCGGCTTGCGCGTCGATTGCCAGACCCGCAGGATGTTCGTCTTGCGCGCGTGCAGCTTCTCGGACTCGGACGGCACGACCTTCGTACCCACGCACCGCAGCAGCTTGCTTTTGTGGACGTGGTGGCGTATCGAGTCCTTGATTTCCTTTTGCCCTCGGTGCGGCAGCTCTTGGATCAGGTCGTGAATCGTGGCCTGTCCCAGAGACTCCACGGCGGCCAAAACTTCGGCGCCGATGCCGGTGTTGTTGCCGCTCATGGCTTGTTCGCCCTGTTTTCACGCTCCCAGCCGAGCACGATCTCCAGCCGGTGTTCCATTTGCAGCCGCTCCCTGATGCGTCGCATGTGGTCGTCTACGGCCTTGACGCTGCTTGCAGAGTGTTCTGAAACCTGCAATAGGCCATGTTCGGCATCGCTGTGTCCTCGGTTGCTATGGCTCAATGATGCCGACAACCGCAAAGCCTCGTCATCGGTTTTGTCTATCGCGCAGACACGCGGCATAGCAACAAACAATGCCGCGCGCTCCCAGGGTCTGCACAATCAGCGGCATGGAAACGATCACCGTAGGCAAGCTCAGGCTTGTCCAGCACCCTGACGGCAGGCTTGAAGCGCTGCACGATCTCATGCGCGTCAGTCTGCCGATTGAGCCGGCCGCGCTGGAACGGTGGCTGCTCAAAATGTTTCGGGAGCAGTTGACGCCTGGAGCGAATAAAAGACCGGTTTAATGCCCGAGGTAAGCCGCGCCGTCCGGCGTCGGCTTGAATTGCGGGTTAGGCCCCTGCATCCGAAGCGCGATAGTGCAACCTTACTAAGACTAAACGACGTGGATAAGCAAACTGACCTGATTTCAAGGCTGCAAGACGAA